CTTATTTTAGGTCAGTCCCCGACCTCGTCGATTTCCGGGCGGGCGCGCATTAAGCGCCTCTCTTCTCGCCGTGTCCTGGGGGACACACTCGTTTCCGAGGAACGAGCCAACCTCCCTCCACCGGCTCCAGCACGTCGGACAACACCCACCGCGTACGGTAGGGGGCGGATCTTGCTTGGCCGTCGACATACACGCTCCAGTAATCGACCCATGATTCGGGAACCCCATCTAGTGGGATTCTGAGCGGCACGGCCTCACTGAGGCCCTCCAAATACCGCTCAATCGACAGCTGTTGCGAAACAGGCATGCCAAAGACCTCTTCCACCACCAGACGGCTGGCTATTCCAACCCGACGCTGCTCAGGTTCACCCTTTTGCAGCGCATCCACCACCCAGTCGCGCATCCACGCAGACATCGCACCGCGACGATTTACAGCCTTAAGCACCCGCATCCTCTTGACGTCGCTAGTAGCGCGCAAGCCAAAATGAGCAAGTGCCTGGATTACAGGCGCGCCTGGGTAGGCGTGGGCCAGAGATAGTGCCTTCGCTCTCAACAGAGCCTTGAGTACCCCCGGACGGCAGCGCTCATAGCGCTGGGAAGTCCATCCGAAGTTGGCCATGACCTTCCACGGGTCAGCCAGGTTGTTGCGGTCTTCCGGCGCGAAGACAATTCCGCAAAAACTCGCATGGGAGATGTCCTCAACCATTTCGAGCTTTATTTTCAGGCCGATTGACTTGTAGTCCTCGCTGGTGGGGACGGCTCCTTCAAACCTGAAGAGCCCATCATCCCCCTCAACCACCCCATCAAAGTGGTGGCAGCCCTTCTCCTGGGCCACGAAGCCATTAAACATCAAATTCGACCAGCCGTTTCCGAGTGAAGTGCACATTTCGCCAGACATGCGAACAGCATGGAGCAACACCCGGAAATCACGGTAGCGGCAGTCATTTTCGCCGGCCAGAACCTCATCACACACCTTGGCAAACCAGCTCGCTTCTGGCAACGCGGCGGTCATATATTTGTACATGGGGATCTCGACATTCTTCATGATGTCTTCGACAAAGAGAGCCTCAAAGGTCTCAAAATCGCTCTGGCCATAGAGCGCCCCCGGAGAATAAAGCATATCATAAATATAATTAGCTCGATCCGCCACCGGAACATGCTTAATGAATTGTGGCAGCTTATACACCTGTTCCTCTATCAGGTGAAAGATCGGGCCGACGAGGCACTTAAAGACATCCGAGCGCGCATTGATGCCACGCTCGTGCTTATATGCAACATATGTCTCGTCCTTCCCAAAAGACTTCACCTGCCAGTACTTCGGATCGAACGGGTCGGGGCAGGACTTCCACGCAGCGAGGAGCTCCTCCTTACGCCACTGAGGGTAGTTCGTCTTCTCCAGCCAGCTCTCAACCGACGTATCGGCAGATGGGTCCAATGGGGTAAGATGGTTAGTATAGTACATATCTACATAATCACGGAGCCGCTTGAGCTTGCTTCTGTCTATGGTCGGCGTTTCAGAAGCAAATCTCTTGCATGCCCCCGCAATCATCGTGTCTACGTCGGAGGGGTCAGGATGAGGGCAAGCCGCACCGACCAGATGGCACCCCAGTGACACCTGAACAGCGGGCCTCTTTTCCGGGTCGGTCTCCCTGAATTTAAAGAACTTAACATCATTCTTAATTTCTGGGCATGGAAGATCGACCTCGGTATACCTGTACCCCCTCGCGACTAGACGTCCAGCGACTGCGGGGCCAGCACAAAATCCCCCATGTCACGCTCTCGAAGATGCACGGCGTGAGCATAGGCCACATTCGCAGTAGCGATGTAGATGTGCTCGGTCCAGAGGAAGTAGCGCGAAATAGCGACGGTGTTGAATCGAGCAGCGTCGCGCATCAGCCTCTCATAAAGAGTAGACTGGCTGTCGATTGGGTTCATGTACTTGGGAGCAAGCAGCTGAGAAAGGAGCTCGAGGCTCACAGTCCACGTATCCGCCTCACAGTCCTCCTCATCGCGGCTATAGCGGGTAACTTGAACCTCCGCATAAGCAGCGTTGGGATGCTTGAGCTTCATGAGCGAATTGCAATCGTGTCTGAGATCCTCGTGTCTCTCATTCAAAAGCCGCACGAACTTAATGTGCCGAGAGCCCTCCGTCTGGCGCACAAACCAGCGGGTCCAGTTAGGGCGGACAAAACGCCAGCGGCGCCGTCCCAGTGAGTCTTCATAAGACCTCCAACTGCTCTCGAACAAGACGTACAGGATTCCGAGTAAGCCGACCACGGCCTCCCGCTCCCAACCCCACCTCGCCGCGGCTGCGAGGGCAAGAACCGCAGCGGCGACAAGGACCCACTCCCAACACCAGGAGCGGATGGGGTCCCCGATCCAGAAATCCATCTGCATGCCCTCCAAGGCAAGAGCGTTCTCCGTGACCGAGTCGACGATCTTCAGCCGCTCTTCGGCGGCCTTCAAAGAAGCCGTCGTCGTTTGCAGCTCCTTTGAGGTCTCTTTGAGTGTGCTCGACACCCCGTCGAGCTCGGTAACGAGATCGCCATATTTCTTGGCGGACTCGACCTTAGCATTTTTCGGGGTGTCGTGCCTCTTCTTCGAATTGCCTCGGTGTGCCTTCCCGGGCCTCGAAATAGACTCAATTTCAGCCATTCACCCAGGCTCAGGACTTTCAGCAGTTTTCGTGTCTGCCCTAGTTTTGCTTCCTAGGAGGAAGGTTCCCGGTGGACGGTGCCTCCGAACTGCCTCCTTCCGGCCGGCAAGTGTCGGATGGGTATGGAAAGCAACCTGCCAAGCAGTTGTTGCCCCACGAAGCCCC